AGCCAGCTTTGAAACAGCCGCAGGTAAGATATATGAAGACTACAGCATCGACAATCAAACGAGCTCTACCATTAAGCCGCACGAACTACTCCATTGGTTCCACGATTTCAACTATACACCACTTAGCTCTGGGATCGGAGTACGGCGCAATAAGGGCGAGGACTTTTATATTCTAGATGAGGTCATACTTACGTCAGCAGTTGCTAGGCAGTCTGCTCTTGAGTTCTGTGACCGCTACCGTGAGCATAAGAACCGCAAGATCATGTTGTACGGGGATCCTGCCGGCAAAGCTGGTGAGAAGCATGGCCATGCGTCTGACTACACTGAGATTGAGAAGGTGTTGAAGAGTAATGGTTGGGACGTATCGCGACAGGTCAAGGCCGCAGCTCCTGCTATTCGTGACCGCCAGAATGCAGTGAGAGCTAAGATACGTACCGCCTCGGGTGGTGTGTCCTTATTCGTGAACCCAGTCCGTGCTCCTTACTGCCACAAAGGTTTAGCCACTGTACAGACTAAGAAAGGCAGCACGTTCTTGGAAGAAGATAGTGAATATCAGCACGTGACGACAGCCATAGGTTACTGCCTTGACTATATTTGGCCTGTGACTATGGATAGGCCAAAATACGAAAGTGCGATGCCGAATCCAACTAAGCATCACTTCAACAGGAAATAGATATGGCTCGTGAGACGAAAGCAGAGCGCCACGTACGAGTACACGCCGATGCTATAAAGACATTTGATGAGATCCAAACTGCTCAACGTGATGTCAGACTTCAATGCTTGAAGGATCGCCGCTTCTACTCCATACCTGGTGCCATGTGGGAAGGTCCTATCGGTGAGCAGTTTGAGAACAAGCCTAAGATCGAGATCAACAAGATCCATCTTGCTGTCATTCGTATAATCAATGAATACCGCAATAACCGCATCACTGTTGACTATATTAGCAAAGAGGGTGTGGAAGATGATGACTTAGCTGATGTATGTGATGGCTTGTACCGCGCCACTGAGCAGGACTCCGACGCAGAAGAAGCGTATGACAATGCCTTTGAGGAAGCAGTTGCTGGTGGCTTCGGTGCCTGGCGTCTACGCACTGAGTATGAAGATGAAGAAGACCCAGATGATGATAAACAGAAGATAATCATTGAGCCCATTTTCGATGCTGATAGCTCCGTGTTCTTCGATCTACAAGCCAAAAAGCAGAGCAAGGCAGATGCCACCAAGTGCTTCGTGCTAACCAGCATGACACGTGATGTTTATGAAGCTGAATGGGGTCACAGTGCTTCCTCATTGGAGAAGGTTATACACCAACACGAGTTTGATTGGCTCACCCCCGACGTAGTGTTTATTGCCGAGTACTACGTAGTTGAGGAGAAGAGAGAGACCATCTACATCTGGGAGAAGCTAAACGGTGAAGAAGTCCGCCTCACAAAAGAAGAGCTCGAAGATCAGGAAGAAGAGCTTGAAGCAACGGGAGCGCAGGAAGTCCGCACTAAAACGCTTAAGAAAAAGAAGGTTCACAAGTACATCATTGACGGAGCTCGGATCCTCGAAGATTGCGGCTACATTGCTGGCAATTGTATTCCTATCATCCCAGTATATGGCAAGCGTTGGTATGTTGATAACGTAGAGCGGTGCATGGGTCATGTTAGGTTGAGCAAAGATCCTTCCATGGTCAAGAACATGCAAATCAGTAAGCTTGCTGAGATTGCAGCTTTAAGCACAGTGTCCAAGCCTATACTTTCTCCTGAGCAAGTTGCTGGGCACAGGTCAATGTGGGAAGAAGACAACATCAAGAACTTTCCGTTCCTTCTCATCAACCCGATTAAAGATCTCAACGGTCAAGAGATGTTGTCTCCACCAGTAGCGTACACTAAGCCACCTGAGATACCTCCTGCCATGGGAGCTCTGCTTCAAGTGACGGAGGACGATCTTCAAGACATCCTTGGCAACCAACAGAACGGTGAATCAGTCGATGGTAATGCATCTACTGATACCATGATGTTCGTACAAAATCGCTTGGACATGCAAACCTATATCTACATGTCTAACATGGCTAAAGCTATTAAGCGTTGCGGCCACGTCTGGTTGAGTATAGCTCGCGACGTCTACGTAGAAGAAGGTCGAATCATGAAGTCAATAGGTTCTCAAGGAGAACTTAACAAGGTCGAACTGCTCCGCCCTGTTACTAATAAGGATGGAAGTGTTGGTAGACAGAATGATATGTCCAATGCTAAGTTCGATCTAACTGTTGAAGTTGGCCCATCTAGTTCCACGAAGCGGGCGGCAACGGTCAGAGCTCTGACTAACATGGCGGCCTCGACCGACGACCCTGAGACTAAGCAGGTGCTTGGTGCCATGGCTATGATGAACATGGAAGGCGAGGGTATATCCGACGTTCGCAGGTATTTCCGTGATAAACTTATCAAGATGGGAGTAGTTGAACCAACCGAGCAAGAAGCTCAGGAGCTCGCTGAAGAACAGAAGAATACACCACCATCGCCCCAAGATCAATACTTTGAAGCATCAGCAAGTGCAGAGCGTGCTCGCGGTGAGAAAGCCCAGGCTGATACATTGAAGAGCCAAGCTCAGACTGACCAGATCAGAGTTGATACAGCAGCTACCACCCAAGAGATCGATGCTAAACAACAGGCACAAGCCCTTGAGATCATCGATCGCTTAGGGCCAAGAGTTACACCAACGGGCATCCCAGGACCGGGTGGCCAGGAGTAGAATTTGATCGGTGTTGAGCCCAAATCCACCACCATCAAGCGGCATACCATCTAGCCGATTTAAATAGATGAGTTAGTTTACGGAGATTGATAATGGTTGTTAAAGCAAATAAGATACACGACGACGATGGTCTGACTATCGAGGGCGAAGTTGTTCACCTGAACGCGGATGATGAACTCGGGAAGACTGCACCCAAGGAGAACGATGATGAACCCAAGTTAGAAGATGACGACGAGGTTGTGCTCACACTAGGTGACGAAGAGCCACCTAAAGATGACGAGGATGAGGAACATGCTTCTGCACCCGAATGGGTAAAGGAGTTACGTAAATCGCACCGCGAAATCCAAAGAGAGAACAGAGAGCTTAAGAAACAAATTAAGACTATCAACACTCCTGAGACCAAACCAGAAGTGAAGATAAGTCCTAAGCCTAAGCTTGATGAGTTCGATTACGACACTGATGAATACGACGCAGCGTTGGAGAAGTGGTACGATGATAAGGCTAAGGTCGCTGCCGCTAATAAAGCAGCGCAAGATGCCCAAAAGGCTGCAAGCCAAGCTTGGCAAGCTCGCCTAGATGGGTATTCTAAAGCTAAGTCTGAACTGAAGATTAAGGACTTTGATGATCTTGAGAACATTGTGTCTGATGCACTTGATAAGACACAACTTGGAATCATCGTACAAGGTGCTGACAACTCAGCTCAGGTGGTCGCAGTCCTCGGCAAGAATGAAGCCCGCTTGAAAGAGCTGGTTACCATTAAAGATCCCGTAAAGTTTGCCTTTGCGGTTGCAAAACTAGAAAAGGATATCAAAGTGACGAACCGTAAGAAAGTACCACCTACCCCTGAACGGGTAATATCAGGAGCTGGACCTACTTCGGGTGCAGTGGACTCAACACTTGCTAAACTCAGAGAAGATGCTGCGCGCACCGGTGACTATACTAAAGTCACTGCGTACAAGCGGAAACTTCGAGATTTGAAACAGTAATTAGGAGGCAATTATGCCTAACGCATTTAGTAAAGAGGAACGCGTCGCGTTCGAGGATATTTTGGAAGGTTTCCACGATTACCTTGTTCTGTCGCGTAATGTGGCCAAGTATCAAACCGGTGATTCTGAGATGGAACGGTCTGGAGACGTCATCTGGCGCCCACAGCCTTACATCGCACAGTCTTTCGACGGTATGGATCAAACGGCTAACTTTAACCCAAGCGCCCAGTTGTCTGTGCCAGCGACTTTAGGCTTTAGCAAGTCTAGTCCTTGGATCATGGATGCCAAAGAGTTGCGTGATGCCCTTCAAGAGAAACGCCTTGGTGAAGCCGCTAAGCAGAAGCTTGCGTCTGACATCAACATCGCCATTATGGCCACTGCTGCCAATCAGGGAACCTTGGTTGTTAAGCGCACAGCTGCTGCAACTGGTTTTGATGATCTTGCCCAGTGTGATTCGATCATGAATGAGCAAGGTGTTGCAATGCATGAACGCTTTGCAGCTCTGAGTTCTCGTGATTACAACAACATGGCAAGTAACCTCGCAGGTCGTGGTACCATGCAGGGTAAACCTGTTACAGCCTACGAGAAAGCGTACGTCGGTGAAGTATCAGGCTTTTCAACTTACAAGCTTGATTACGCCAATCGATTGCCTGCGGCTGCGGGTGGTGGCGCTCTGACCATGAACACCTTGGTTGCTGGTGCTAATTTCTACACTCCTGTCTCAACCCGTGTTGCATCAACTGGAGAGCGTAGCAATGTTGACAACCGCTACCAATCGGTAACTGTCTCCGCGACTACTAACGTAGTTGCTGGCGATTGCTTTACGGTTGCTGGTGTTAACGCTGTGCATCACATCACCAAGGCCGATACTGGTCAGCTGAAAACCTTCCGAGTTATCTCGGTAGATTCCGGCACCACCATGACTATCAGTCCTCCGCTGATCTCGAACCAAGGCGGCACTGATGCTGAAGCCCAGTACCAGAACGTTGAGGTCACTGGATCAGCGGCTGCGGCCATCGTGTTCTTAAACACTGTTGCGGCTAATATCAACCCATTCTGGCAGCGCGACGCTATGGAGATCCTCCCTGGCCGTTACGCAGTGCCTTCTGATGCTGGTGCAGCTATAATGCGCGGCACCACTGAGAATGGTATCGAACTGGTATGGCAGAAGCAGTATGATATTAATACCATGAAGACTAAGTATCGTCTCGATACTTTGTTCGGTGTTGTCAACAAACAACCTGAGATGAGCGGCATCATGCTGTTCAGCCAAACCTAACAGGGGAATTATTATGTCTACAAAAGTTTATCCCAACGGTTCGTCAGGAGAGATTGCCGTTCCCGCAAACGAGAAAATCGCGGTCTTCAGCAATTCAGAGTTTAATGTATACCAAAAAGTCGGGTATCCTAACCTTCCTGGCACATGGAACTTGATTAATGCTGGCGCCGCCGGTGATACCTATACTTCAGCCGCCTTCAGTTCAGCAGCGGTTGTTCGTGTGGATGCCGGTCCGTCTGAGGCATTCTATGAGGTAGGTTCTGCACCAGTTGTTGCGGAGCCTATGGCAGACCAAGTATTTGCTGATTCCGCCGGCGTTATTTCTGGTCTATCCTCGGCTCAAGGTGGGTCATCTCAAATCAAAGGAGGCACTTCATCAACTTCTTCTAATGCAGGAGGAGCGGCATTGCTGACCGGTGGACAACCTGGTGCCACTGGTGTAGGTGGTGCTGCTACTGTTTCTGGTGGTGCTGGTGGTTCATCCTCCGGCGCGGGCGGAGTTGCTTCTATTACCGGCGGTGCCGGTACGGCAGGCAATTCCGCTGGCGGAGTCAGCAAGACTGTGGGTGGAGCTGGACAAGGAACCGGTGCAGGAGGTGAGGCTCAAGTAACTGGCGGCACATCTGGTTCTGGAGCGACTGGAAACGGAGGTGGTGCATCTATCACTGGCGGATCTGCGTCTTCTACCAACGGTAATGGAGGTTCAGTAGTATTAACCGGTGGAGCTAAGGCTGGGTCAGGCGTTGCAGGCATGGTTATTGAACGTGGTGTTAAACTGGTAGCCCAAGGTACTCCGACGGCTAAGACAGTTAGTGCCACGCTCACCGCCGCTGAAGTGATGGCAGGAATTATTACCGTTAATCAGGGTGCCGCAGGCGCATCCGCTCTAACTATGCCTCTAGCTACGGCGATGGACACAGCCATGCCAGATGCTGCGGCTGGAGATGCGTTCGACTTCTCCTTGATTAACATCTCCACCACTGACGCCGAGGACGCTACACTAATTACTAACACTGGATGGACACTGGTCGGAAACATGGAAGTCCAAGCTGCAAGCGCGCTGACTCTTAATACTTCAGGGCGTTTCCGAGCACGAAAGACTGGTACTGGAGCTTGGTCTCTGTACCGGGTATCTTAATCAGATGATATACAGGCTGGTTAATTCCAGCCTGTATACACTAAAGGAGAATTATGATGTTTCCAACATTAGTTTACATCTGCCCCGGTATTCACCAATGCCCAGGTGGGACGTTCAACTACAAAGCGGTCACGTGCCTGGAAGAGGTGAAAGAAGCCGCAGAGTCTGGGTACTACCCAACTCTACCCCTTGCCCAAGAAAAGCCTGACAATTTTGATTGGAAAGAATATCTTGATTCTGTCTACGAAGAAGTTGAAGAGACTTCTAAGGATGAGGATCCTGATCGTGGGCCTACTCGTGAAGAGCTCGAAGAAAAGGCCAAAGAACTTCAAATTGGGTTCAATAAGAACACCAAAAACGAAACTCTGTTGCAGAAGATCAACGATGCTTTAGCGGAGCAGGAGTAAACCATGAGTTGGACTAAGCGACAATTTGTCAGTGCTGCGTTCGAGGAGATTGGTTACGCCGAATATGCCTTTGACCTTCAACCAGAGCAGTTGCAATCGGCCCTGCGCCGCTTAGACGCCATGATGGCAACGTGGAACGGGTTAGATATAAAGCTTGGGTACCCACTTCCTGATTCTCCTGAGAATAGTTCTCTAGATGATGAGACGTATGTTCCGGATAAAGCCAACCAAGCCGTCTTTCAAAACCTCGCGTTGGTGATTGCACCGATCGTTGGTAAGGTGGTGAGCCAAGAAACTAAGGGCAGCGCGCGTGCTGCTTATATGCAGCTTCTTAACCACGCAACCAAGCCGAAAGAAATGCAGTTCCCAACAACACTTCCAGCCGGTGCTGGAAATAAACCTTGGCGTTGGTATGACAGCCCATTCGTTCGAAAGACAGACGATGGTCAAGTTACACCGCCTTCAGACGAAGTGGAGTTCAGATCATGAGCCAACAATTAACAAAGACAGATGCTATTGCGTCTGGAGACTTGGTCGTATTGTGGAAGACGAGCCAAGGAGATTACAGAGGACTATCAGCAGCTGACTTGCTGACCTACCTCAATGGTGCATTAACGTTCCCCACGCAAGACTATGTAACGCAGTACTCCGCACCATCAGCAACCGGTTTTAGCGTTACTATTACAGATGGTGGTGATGGTGATGAGAATGTTCATTTGATCCTAACACCTGTCGCCGGGTACGCAGCTGGTACGATTGTGCTACCTCCTGTTGCTGGGTTAGTTGACAAACAAGAAGTCTTGGTGAATTGCACGCAAGCAGTTACCACCTTGACAGTGAACGGCAATGGAGCTACTGCTGTGACAGGTGAACCTTCGGGGCTTTCTGCCAATGATTTCTTCAAACTTAAATACGACCTAGTTACTAAAACTTGGTACCGTGTAGGATAACAGGAGAACAACATGCTTAATCGTCCGTTTAACCCAGGTCGTGGTGCCAATCAACAAGTGACGGCTGCAGTAGCTTCAGCCGAAGTTGCTATAAAAGGCATAGCTAAATCAGTACGCGTCTGCAACTCTGGAACTGTTCTTGCCCATGTGCGGCTAAGTAAAGGAGGCGAAGCTGCGACAACTGCAGATACTCCAGTGCTTCCAGGTACCTGCGTAATATTATTCAAAGGAGAAGAGATTGACGCCATCTCCTATATCCGTAACGGAGCTGGAGACACTACTCTACAAATCCAAACTGGCGAGGACGGCATCTAATGCAAATCCCAATACTCAACGGGATTTTTACAGACGAGGACTCGGAGTTTCGCACTTCATATCCTCGTAACCTGATTCCAGTCCCTAGCCCACAAGGTATTAGTAGCGGGTACCTAAGGCCGGCTGACGGTATTATAGATTCTGGTGTTACAACTCCAGGCATCTCACGTGGTGGCATTAACTGGGATGATCTTTGCTACCGTGTTCTTGGTACTAAACTTGTCTCAGTTGATATTAACGGTGTTGTATCAACCATAGGAGATGTAGGATCTGGTGGTCAGGTATCATTAGATTATTCGTTTGGTAACTTAGGCGTCGTATCAGGTGGTAGCTTCTACCTTTGGGATAAGACTACCTTCCAACAGGTCACAGATCCAGACCTTGGTACCGTCATAGACCACATCTTCATTGATGGGTATTTCATGTTGACAGATGGTGAGTTCATCATTGTGACAGAACTTACAGACCCGACGTCAATTGATCCTTTAAAGTATGGGTCTTCTGAAGTAGATCCAGATCCTATAAAAGCTCTACTTAAGGTGCGTAATGAAGCTCACGCATTGAACAGGTACACCATAGAGGTATTTGACAACATTGGTGGAAACGGGTTTCCGTTCAGCCGTATTGATGGTGCTCAGATCCAACGAGGTGTTATAGGTACCCACGCCTGTTGTGTATTCCTTGAGAACATAGCTTTTGTTGGTGGTGGTCGCAATGAATCTCCAGCTGTATGGCTTGGTTACAACGGGAGTTCAGCTAAGATCTCATCTAGAGAGATCGAAATTATATTGCAAAACTACACTGAAGACCAACTAAGTTCAGTAGTCTTAGAACCTCGTGCTGATAAAGGTCATCAGTTTCTTTATCTACATCTTCCAGATCAAACCTGGGTGTACGACGGTGTTGCGACGACCAAGGTTAGTGAACCGGTCTGGTTTGAATTAGGTAGCACTCTACTAGGATCAGGCCAGTATCTAGCCAAGGACTTTGTTTGGTGCTACAACAAATGGCTAGTAGGACATCCTACAGAGTCTAAGATAGGTCATTTTAACATGACCATCTCTTCCCATTGGGGAGATGAGATTGGGTGGGACTTCGGAACAGTTATTATCTATAATGAAGGCAAAGGAGCTTTGGTTCATGAATTAGAATTGGTGTCACTACCAGGTCGAGCAATTTTAGGAGATGACCCCACTATATCAACCAGGTATTCCACCGACGGCGAGACCTGGAGTCAGTGGAAGTTCATAAAAGCAGGTAAGCAAGGTCAACGTAACAACCGATTAGTCTGGTTGCAACAAGGTCCTATAGATCATTGGCGCATTCAAGAGTTTCATGGGACCAGCAAATCACATTTATCCATGGCAAGGTTGGAAGCCGAACTAGAGTCATTGATGGTATAAATATGTCCCACGTAGATCCTAAAAGGCCAACTCGACAAGAACTAGCGGAGTTCTTACCCACTCAGCGCGCCGTCAAAGCTTTTGAAAAGCTATTTGATATGGTACCATCTGAATTCAATAGTTTGGAAGACAGAATAGGGCTATTAGAAAACCCTTTAGTCATAGAGGTTAGTGGAGACTACCAAGCTATCGATGGCAACTACAACATCATCCAGACGGTTGATAACTCTACTATTACCTTACCAGAAGCAACGGCCGAAAGGGTAGGACGTATTTGGTGGGTGACAATGGACTTTGTTGTTGTTATCGGAGGATTCATAGAAACAACGGTTGGTGACACGTTCCCAGCAGTATCTTCTCCTGTTGAAACGCGAGCTAAAATAATCACAAGAGGTAGCACTGTAGGATTCAGATGCGCCTCGCTAAACAAATGGGTATTTGCATGACACAAGTTCTACCACTGACTGGTGAAGTCTCATCTACAAACAGCACGAACATACCGCTTGGAGCCGCTGGTGTCTTCACAGGATCATCTTGGGAAAGGACCTTAAACGCCGGTGTCGTATCCATTGCTGTACTAGCCGATCAAGCAAGCGCAACAGATGGTCTACTTATAGAATGGTCTAATGACGGATCAACTATTATCAGTACAGATACGTTCACCATACCAGTTAATACTGGTAAGACATTTACATTCGGGCCTGCTGGGTCGTACGTCAGGGTGACCTACACCAACGGAGCCGTTGCTCAAACATCATTCGCTCTTGAGGTTGTATTCAGACCTTTCTTCGTTAAGCCTAGTTCTCACAGAGTGTCTGATTCGGTCGTAGGAGAGGACGACGCTGAGCTTGTCAAGGCTGTTATAACAGGCCAGAACCCGTCGTCAGTCTTCAAAAACGTTAGGGTTAATAACGAGGACGCGTTATCAACGACTGACTTTTTGTTCGAGGCTGCAAGGGGTAGTGTTCAAGGCGTTAAAATGTACTCATTACCCGGGCGTAAGAACGCGATCAGCAGTACGGTGTTAGATGATCTTACCCAAATCCCAGGAACCACAGTGGTTCCAGAGCCTGGTGGGATACAACTACAACTTGTATCAAGTTCAGCATCAGATACCGCAGCAGGAACAGGTATTAGGACAGTTGACCTACACTATTTAGATTCTAATGGTTTAGAACAGGTAGAAGAGATAACACTTAATGGAGTTGCTCCAGTTAACACAGTGGCCACCGATATAGATTATGTCCAGTGGGTTCATGCAAAGACTGTAGGAACTGGTGGAGTAGCTGCCGGAAATATCTCTGTCCAAAGTGTAGGAGGAGCAACTACCTATGAGTACGTAACGGCTGGTGGTAATCAATCACTATCTGCCAAGTACAAGGTACCTAGTGATAAAACAGGGTTTATTGTCGGTTGGCAAGCGTCTGGAATAACGAAGAACATAGACCTGAGGCTTAGGGCAACTGTGGAACGGTTTGACCGATCTCTGGTTCCTGGAGTGTTCCTGTTCCAAGACATTTTAGTGCTGAATGATGCTACCAGTGGGTGGATTCCATTCATGGTTCCTCTCAAGATGCCAGCTGGTGCTGTAGTTAAGATCTCTGCCATATCATCAGCAGCTGGTGGAGATGCAGCTGGTCAATTTGACATAGTATTGATAGATAATTGATGTATAAAGACCACAAACAAGGCGCATACAAGAGGGTTTACATCTGTTGGCCAACGTGTTAGGATCCTATTAATTGTGGTCTAGACCACGATAGCTGAGTCAATAAAGCAGCCAGCAGCTTAAACCTACCTTCCGGAGGAAGAGATGCTGGTTCAAAAGAACACCGCAGAACCCACAAAACTCCCTACTCGAGAAGACATCCAGAGCCTTCAGGAAGCCATGCTTGACTTTCGGTGTGATATGCCGGAAGCAGAACACTTCTTCGCGCCTGGCATGTACGGTCGACGCCTCACTATACCCGCAGGCATGCTTGTCGTGGGTAAGATACATAAACACTCCCACTTAATGATGGTCCTTAAAGGACGCGCCAAGGTTATCACTGAATTTGGCTTCGATATTGTGGAAGCTGGTCATGTATCTGTCAGCCAGCCCGGTGCTAAGCGCGTTGTGGAGACTATCGAAGAGACAACCTTCGTCACTGTGCACCACAACCCTGAAGACGTTGAAGATTTGGAAGTCATTGAAAGGGAACACATCGAAAATGAAGATTTTAAGTTGGAATATCATAAAGATATCCGGAGGTTGACGGTATGACATGGGGAAATGTTGCAGTTGCAGGTGCTACTATAGTCTCTGGGTACATGGGTTCGAAAGCCCAATCAAAAGCAGTTAAACAATCAGGCCAAGGTACTGATTCCGCTATAGCAGAACAGCGACGCCAGTTTGATGCGTTGCAAGAACTTCTGGCTCCATACGCAGAAGGTGGCGAAGAGGCTCTACTAGCACAGCGTAACTTGATAGGTTTGGGTGGTACTGAGAAACAACAGACTGCCATAGATCAACTCGAGCAATCTCCTTTCTTCCAATCTCAGTTGGAACAGGGAGAAGAAGCTATACTTGCGAACGCCTCAGCGACAGGAGGTCTTCGTGGAGGTAACATACAAGGAGCACTCGCTAGGTTCAGGCCAAGTCTACTTGCAGAAGCTATTCAACAACAGTTCGCCAATCTTGGTGGGTTAACTACTCTAGGTCAGAACGCAGCCGCAGGTACCGGAGCTGCTGGTATGGCGATGGCGGCCAACGTTGGAAATCTGCAGACTCAAGCTGCGAACACCAGAGCTGCTGGAACCCTAGGTAGACAACAGACCATCACCGACACTCTAGGAACTTTAGCCGGTATTGCTTCGGCACCAGCTGGAGGCGGAGGCGGAGGCGGAGGCGGAGGCGGAGGCGGGAAATCAGGTGGTGGGTTACTAGGTAAGATGGGAGGTTTATTCTAATGGCTATTGACTTTAATCTTCGAAGCCCAGCAGATGCAATTACGCAAGGGTTGTTACTCGGCACTGTCATTCGAAGCGCAGAGCAGCAGGTAGCTACCCAACAGGCAGATAAACAACGTCAGCTTCAGATGCAGGATGATATTACCACAGTGACGTCTAAAGAATCTCCTACAGCTAGTGACTACGCTAAGCTTACAACTAAGTACCCAGAATTCAATGAAGCCTTTAGTAAGGCTTGGGGTATGCTGGACAAAGACCAACAGAACAACAGAATCACGCAGGTGTCAAATGTCTACGCCGCCCTTGAAGCTGGTAAGCCAGACGTAGCTAAGCAACAATTAGAACTGCAAGCTCGTGCCGCTGAGAATTCAGGAGACCAATCTTCTGCTAAGGCGGCACGTGTCATGATTGGGCTTATCGATAGCAGCCCAACCACAGCCAAGACGTCAGTTGCCCTGCGACTATCCTCTATGATGGGTCCAGAAGAATTCACCAACACATTCACCAAGCTTCAGTCTGAGCGCCGTGAAGCAGCTCTTGATCCGAGTAAACTAACTGAAGCCCAGGCCAAAGCGAAGAAAGCTGCTGTCGAAGCTGATTTTGCAGAATCACAAGGTGCTTTAGATCTTCAGAAGAAGGGTTGGGACATCTTCAAGATTCAAGAAGACGTTAAGATCTCCAAGGAGAATAGTAAAATAGCTGCCCTTAACGCCAACCTTACTCGTGAGAGTAATGCCATCAAGCGCGATGAGATGAAGGTAAAGCTTGAAGAATTGGAGAGAGGACGCGACGAAGCAGTCCGTGCTAAGGTGGCTGACGTAGAATCTGCTAACTCCAACATAGACAACATGTTGACCACAGCTGATAGACTTTTAAAGGTTCCAGTTAATGTCATGGAATCTGCGATGGGACCTGTTGCTTCTAGACTTCCAACTGTGAGCCAAGCAGTTGCCGACTTCGAAGTTCTTATTGAGAATCTAGATGCTCAATCGTTCCTTGCACAGATACCTAACATGAAAGGTCTTGGTGCTTTGTCCGATGCTGAAGGTAAGAAACTTGGTTCAGCGTTACAAAACTTTGGCCTCAAACAATCACCAACCCAGTTGATAAAGAACATTCAAGAGGCTCAGCGATTACTTCTTAAAGCCAGGTCTAATATTTCTGCTCGCCACGGTGTTCCTGAAACCATTCCAGACACGCCGGAAGCCGACACGAGCAGCGTCGATGACTTAATCTCCAAGTATGGAGGCTAGTTACATGGCAACCCTTCAAGAAATGGAGAGAGCCTTAATTGGTGCTGACAAGGCTGGTGACACAGATGCCGCTCGCCGATTAGCTGCAGCCATCACCCAAGAGCGTGGCCGTATGGAAGCAGATCCAACATCTGCTCTGGACGTGATCCCAGGTGTTGGCGGTGAGATGCAGATACCTGAACTCAGACAACAACAACAACAACCTGAAGAACAGGGATTTGGTGATCAAATTATCGGCGCAGGTGAAGCTGCTTTGACTACAGCAACAGGAGCTACATCTGGCACAGTCGGGATGATTGGTAACACCCTAAAGCAACTAGCTGATGAGATGCTTAAAGGCGAATTCGGTTCAGCTGAGTCTGCCCAACGAGTCCAACGAGCATCTCAGGAAGGTATGGAAGCACTAACCTACGCCCCACGAACTGAAGCTGGCCAAGACATAGTTCAAACCATCGGTGAAGTAACTGCACCACTTGCTGGAGCAATACCACTCGCCTCTGAGATGCAGGCAGCCGGGGCTGGGGCCAGAGCAGTTGCGCCAATCGCCAGAACTACCGCCCAGCGAGTTTCAGCTCCTGCAGTTTCCGCTGCTATGAAAGTTAGAGAGCGCATCAGTGAAGCAACCCCAAGTAAGAAGTCAACTGCTGGCACTGCTCCGTCTGCTGGTGCTGCAGGTGTTGATGTCTCCACTCTGCGCCAAGCTCAGGCGGATGAACTACCAATACCGGTCAAACTAACTAAGGGCCAGAAGACTCGGAAGTTTGAAGATGTTCGCTTTGAAAGAGAGACCGCTAAAGATCCTGAGAAAGGTGTTGAGATCCGCCAACGGTTTGAAGAGCAAAATGAACAGCTACTGGGTAACCTTGACGCTTTCATTGATGAAACTGGATCTCAGATTTCTGATCTTCGTGGTATCGGTGAAATTGTTGATAAGTCTCTGCGCCAAAGAGCTACGAAAGATAAGGTTAGAATTCGTACTCTCTATAAGGAAGCTGAGAAAGCGGGTGAGATGGAAGAGCCTGTAGAATTAGAAGGATTGATAACTGTGCTCAACGAATCTAGATCTGCTGAATCTACAGCTCCAGTCTTAGTAGCTGCACGTAAAGAACTCGTAAGGTTGGGCGGTGCTGTTGAAGATGAGGAAGGCAATTTGGTTGTCAAGACTTCATCGACATCTACTAAACCAATCACTGAGCCAGTGATTACCGGTAGCGGCATGACACTAAACAACGTTGAGCAACTTCGGAAGTTTGTCAATAAAGTCGCCGGGAACGACCCTACCAACATAAAATTCGCAGGCGATATAAAACGAGCTATAGACGCTGCAACAGAAGGCAAAGGTGGAAATCTATACAAACAGGCTCGAGCCGCCAGAGCCAAATACGCCATGGACTACGAAAACACAGGGCTAGTTAAACGCCTGTTAAATACTAAACGAGGCTCTGAAGACCGCGCCATCGCTCTTGAAGATGTTCTACGTAAGTCTATACTTGATCCAGGAACTTCGCTCGATGACGTGAGACAAGTTAGAAGACTCCTCCAAACTAAAGGTGGTCCTGAGGCTTCTGGCAAACAAGCTTGGAAGGAACTGCAAGGTGGAACACTTCGTCACATCCAAGAGCAAATCACCAAAAACATACAGATAGATCAACGAGGCAATCGTATCCTATCTCCTGCTGCTCTTGATCGTCAGATCACTCAGCTTGATAAGACTGGGAAGTTAGACTTCGTCTTCGGTAAGAAAGGAGCTGAACAACTCAGGACTATCAATGAAGTGGCTCAGACAGTTCTGACTTCACCGCCTGGTACCATCAACCATAGTAACACAGCATCGGTTTTGGCAGGACTTATGGACGTTGCCATGACAGGAGTTACAGGCATCCCAGCTCCAATCGCGACAAGTTTTAGATTACTAACCGGTTCCGTCAAAGACGCAAAACTCAAAGCTAAAATCAAGCAGGCACTAGGAGAGTAGCTATGTCCGTTGTTCAAGCGCCGTACTCAGTATTTTTAGACACTTTTGGCAACCCAGTAGAATCTGGATTCCTGTACTTCGGAACCGAGAACAAGAATCCTAAAGTAGAGAGCAACCGAATCACCGTCTACTGGGATTCTAGTTTCACTACTCCAGCCGCACAACCAGTTAGGACGTTGTCAGGAGTACCAGTAAGAAACGGGTCTCCTGCCAATATACATGTTAAGGAGACAAAAATCTCCGTTAGTGTCTACGATAAAAATGACGTGTTGTTAAATTCAGAACTGTCATTTCAACTATGTTTGCCGTCATCAATTGGATCTAGACAACCATTCCCTACACTAGCCGCTTTTAGAGCTGCAGTTGATCTATATGAAGGAGAAGTAGTACACATATTAGACCGCCCAGCACCATATCTAATGCGGGCTGTAACTGCCGCAGCAGATGATGGCGGCAGCGTTATCAAGTCCACTGGCGTACCAGCCCTTGAAGGTGTTGCACAGTTTGTTACTGATGTTTATACTTCAAATCAGTGGGGGCTGACAGGTGCTTCAACAGGTGAATCAGTGAAGGCTCAGGCAGCTATTAATTACATCACTTCTGTTGGTGGTGGAACCTTCGTTATTACTGGGACTCCCACAGCTACTTATTATCTTAATGTTGTTATTCCCTCGAATGTCCATATATGTGGTGGTCATAGGGGGGTCACTATTAAGCCAGAAACAAATACAGCAGTGATTAAATTATCACAGACGGATAATTGTGTACGCAGTAAGATCTCAAATCTTATTATTGATGGTACAACAACTAAAGCAACATTTACTTCTCAAGACGGTATTTTGTTGCAACCAGCTTCTTCCTATTTTCATGATTCGATAACAATCGAAGATTGTCATGTTAAAGACTGTGGGCGTTATGGAATAGCGGCTATTGGTGTAAAACCTACCGCACCATCCCAGTTTGTACAGCACCTGTCAGTTTATAGAACAAAGATCACAGACTGTATTGGAGCTGGGTTGAAAATTCAAGGGACGGTCCTCGAGACCTATATTGAAGCATGTAATATAAATGACAATGGGGATAAAAATACTTCTAGTAACTCGAACGTCACTATTCATTTAAATGGATCTGAAGCTCCTTTGAGAGTTAAGGTTTTAAGTGGTGTTATAAACACAACTATTTACGGTGCTTTAGGGTACTCTGTTGCAGTTTTAGGTGGGAAACATATCTCTTTTGACAGTATTGATTTTGAGAATTTTAACTCTGCATTTTTATTACAAAACGCTTTAAATGAAAACATTGCAGTAAGAAATTGCAATTTTACCAAAAATGGCTCTGTTTCAAGTGTTGCTGAACTATTAGATGTAAATGGTTTTATTTGGGAGAACAATAACATTGCAGATGCAATTACTGCAGCAGCTGGAATAACAATAGGGGCTTCTGCTACAAGAGTTAAGAACTATCTAATTAGCCCTGTGAACAGTTGGGGTGGCCTCACAACTCCTCTATCAGCTCAAGCAGCTGCTACAATTAGCAACGGAGTTGTTTCGCTCACGAAGCATGGAGGTATTCAGAAAGTCTTAGGGCAAGGATCAGTAGCTGACGATTTGTATTCCCTTTTTGGGAGTGAAGGTGGAATTGCAGAAATTGTAGATGGAACAATCATCTCTTTGCAATCATCTAATAATACTGCCGACGTTACTATAAAAGATTCTGTTAGCATAACTTCAAGAACTATCACTGGTATTACACAAGCTAGCCCAGCGGTTGTTACCTCAACTGGTCACGGATATCCAAATGGTACTGCCGTCTACATTTCTGGTGTTTTGGGGATGACTGAAATAAATAACGGTGTTTATATTGTAGCAAATACTGCTGCAAATACTTATGAATTAACTGGAATCAACTCTACATCCTACACAGCTTATACTTCTGGGGGTACCTCAGAAACTCCAAAAGGCAAGTTTCATTGTGCTGGAGATTTTACTCTATCACACAAGCAAGATAGGATCGCTTTTCAGTGGGATCAAACTGAAGCCGCTTGGTGTGAAATAAGTAGATCTGATAATACAGCATAATGATTTGCAAGAGATTAAAATAAATGAGCCACGCAACCGTAGATAAAATCCTTCCCGTGCATCCGGGTCTTATATCCCTTTATACAAAGGCAATGAATAATCTTTATGCTTATGTTGGTGCAGCTACTCAATGGACTGGAATCCGCCAAGATTCGAGAAAATTGGTTATAAAGGGGTTCAACGGTGGGAACGGGCATACTGGATATGATGCTATATTTGCTGCTGGTGCAGAATGTATTGTAAATCTTTTTCTGGATATTAACTATTATGGAACCACAGTCTCTAATCAATTGGGTTTTAGGTTTATTTGGCATGATCATAGGTTTCTTGGTGAGGACTGTGTGGCAAGCTGTGAAAGATCTGCAAAAAACAGACAAGGAATTGGCTGATAAAGTTAATTCCATAGAAGTACTTGTTGCAGGCCAGTACGTGCGGCAAGACGATTTTCGCCGGATGTCAGAAGCTATATTCAAGAAATTGGATAGGATAGAAGATAAACTTGACGGCAAGGCGGATAAAGAATGAGCTTTGACTGGAAGAAGACGCTCGCCACAGTAGCCCCAACTATAGCTGCTGCCATTGGTGGGCCTGTTGCTGGTGTTGCTGTGAAGATGGCGGCGGATGCACTAGGCGTCGAGGCGGACGAATCGGCTATCAGCCAAGCATTAGCGTCTGGAGACCCTGATGTTTTACTCAAGCTTAAGGTCGCCGAACAAGACTTCTTGGCAAAGATGGAAGAACTTGGGATAGAGCGAGAGCGCCTATCGGTTGATAATACTAAGTCTGCCAGGACGATGCAGATAGAAGCGAAGTCTTTAGTGCCTGCCATTTTGTCCATTGCCACAATAGGTGGGTTCTTTACGTTACTAATCGGAGCTGCCTTCTTCGGCGTCCAACTGACTGGCGACGACGTGATGATGCTGCTTCTAGGAGTATTAGCCCGAGAGACTGCGAGTGTTTATAACTTCTGGCTTGGGTCCAGTTATAGCAGTAAACAGAAAACTGATTTATTGGGGAAGGTCAAATGAATATCAAAATAGATTCTTGGAACCAGGATGATTGCACGCTCGGCCGTCTTTCATACGGGCCGTTCCACTGCTTCACATTAGAGCTGCCGTGGCTTGGGAATAGTAGAAGTGTATCGTGCATCCCGTCAGGAAAGTACAAGGCCACAAAGTACGAGTCCCCAAAGCATGGAACTGTGCTACTTCTCCACAATGTACCTAACCGGTCTTACATCGAGATACACGCTGGGAATTATACCCGCCAGATCGAAGGTTGCATTCTTGTGGGGCAGAGCATTACGTACTTGGATAGAGATGATGTACCAGATGTTACGAACTCTAAGACCGCATTAGCAGAGCTATTAGCTATCATTCCTGACGAGGTGGCTGTAGAGATAACCAGAACTGCTAGCAAACTCTTGCAGTAACCACGATTCTAGATAGTATCTAGCCTAGACTTAGGAAACTACCATCGTAAGTCTAGGCTAGCTTAGAACGCGATCCTGAACGTCCTACCCAAGATCAGATTGGTTATATTTTAACCAAGACCTACCTGAAGACTCCCACAAAGTCTTAGCATCACCATGTGGATACTCTTCCAAAAAAATGACGCGTTCACACCCAGTATTGAGAAGCAGCTTAGTACAGGTTACGCATGGACTGGCTGTCGCGTATGCCGTGTGGATCTCGTAGACATCCTTGCACTGGAGCAAAGCATTCTGCTCTGCGTGGATCGCCTGGCAAGCATCCAGATTCGTACCACTAGGAGAGTTTGCACCTGGACAAGCATTGGGGTAGTAATGCTCCACATTGTTCATGGTATCTGCTTGAAGCTTACGCTCATTACAATGCGGAAGCCCAGCAGCGACTCCGTTGAACCCAGTGGCGATCACATGACCTCGCTTATTCAGTAGCGCACACCCAACTTTACGACGGCAGCATGTAGACCGTTGAGCAGTCAGAAGTGCCAGGCCAATTGCCCATGCGTGTCTTGAAGGTCTCATACTTTTTCCTCCCACCAACGAAGAATATTCCCTGGTTTAGTATACCGAAGTTCGCCTAACAGTGGTATTAGATATTGTGGATTCGTCCAGAGGTCGATTGCAGTTTGGACCTGGTTGAATACCTCACCTGCGTTATCCTGAACACAATAGATGGCACTCTTCCAATGCTCTTCATACAAGTGGCTAGATGCTGCTGTCAAGTACAAAGTCCCAGGTTTAATCTGTTTGGTAGCGTCATCTATTCCTATATTAAGAAGCCCACAGATTAAATGTGCGATCATACTGAAGTTGAAGACGTCATAAGGAATACCAAGCCATGCATCTGAAGATCTCATAAACGTATGATTATTCAGGTGGCCATCTCTAATATTGAAGAACATGGCGATAGTGCATGGAACATCCTTCGTCTCAGGAGGGTTCTCTCTCCAGAAAGTCATGCCAGCTTGGCGGGTATCCTTATCTTGGTCGAGTTTGCTGACAACATACCGGATCTGGTCCATGAGCTTAGGTCCGTATGCGCCGAAGAAGGTTTCACCGTTATCAGAGAAGTCTGCAATTCTCTTGTTCCACGGAGCAATATCTTCTACACGATCACTACCGGACAGGATCCAATGAGCTTCAGCTGCCATGAACTGATAACTAAGCTTGCGGTCTGGTACGTCAAGCACTGGAGTCCTCATGTTCACCTTGATCGTGTTCTGAGGAATCTCCCTCGTCAACTTACCGCGAGGAGAGACTAGAGCACCATCTGCTATGATCTCACAGATCATACTAAGCCACACTGTTGAGAACGACACAGGTACGTAGTTCATTATCTCCCCTCCGTAGATGCGATGTAGAAGCCTGCATAGTTGATAATATCCAGAGCAGTGTCAGAGAGACCTTCGAAATTCTCTTTCTTGCCGTCGATCTGTTTTTGAACGAGTGAATTGAACCGCTGAGATTTAGTATGGAGCATCTGAGCATAACTCACGGCGCCGAATGGAAAATAGTTAGAGCGGTCGACATCATGGGGATTCACGTCCTTACCGTGGTTGTAGTCCTGGCTCTTCTTAATGCATAAAAGAGCCGCTTGCGCCAGAGCACCAGGATGCCCGCCACGATTGGCGAGCTCCTGAAGCAGTTCTTCACTTGACGCTTCCAATATTACTTGGCTTCTGTTAGCTTCACTTAGGCTCATTGTCTTCACCTTCTGGTATACTTGGACTAGTTTCTGCAGACTTAACGGATCCATCGGCAATCCTGCCATTATTTACCTCCCACTTCTTCCTCAGAGCATCTGTCAACTCCATGGGAGTCAATCCGTAAGCCAGTGCAGCGTTGGCCCAGAACTGAAGGATGTCAGTCATCTCAGTGGCAAGAGCGGCACGATTAACCTCTATCTTCTTGGTTTTCCAAGGCTTGAAGTTGATCTCCTGCATCGCTTCAGTTGTTTCCACGATGACATGAAGAAGGTTCTCTTTCACACCTTCCTCGCCGGCACCAGTAGGATTGCCCATACGCTTCTGCAACTCAAATTGAGTGGTGAGCAACTCGTTAAGATCTAAAAAGTCAAACATTATTTCTTCCCCTTAAGAGGTTTGCGACACACCCAGAGATTATTGCGAGAGTGGTCTGGGTACAAAGGACCAAAGATGTTGCTGATGGCATCGTTGTCAAAGTACTTATCAAGCTGAGACCTGACCAACTTGATGGCAGCACCGAGTTCTTTGTCGTCATCTGGCGCTACCTTACCTATATATTTTATATCCATGAACGTGCCATAGCGCTTTTCAATTTCGAAACCTGCCTTCTCAGTGATCTTCTGAAGCTCAGGAACGGTATACTCATGGATGTGGTTAGCCGCGTGGCGCTTCCCATCGTAGCATGGCGTAGACATCAACATCACACCACCAGGTTTCAAGGATTCGAATGCGGCCTTCAGTAACTTAGTGCCACTGTCTACCTTCATGTGCTCAATGACTTCATAATGAACGACAACATCAAACAGGCCATGCTCTTTGATCAACTTCTTGTAGTTATTGGTGAAGTCAAACTCTCCATAGAACTCCAACCGTTGACTGTTAGACGGTTTTAGTTTGTTCAGATCAACACCAACGTAGCGGTCGACGTGAGCCGAAGCACCACCTGTAAGGATCTTGCTCAGTGGTTTTTCTTCACCGCATCCAATTTCAAGTACTGAGTCTTTGGCGCTGATGAAACGACGGGCAAAGCTCCAGCGCCAGAAATGGGCAGAATAATCTCTGTGAAGAGTCTTGCCATGACCTGACAGCTTCAACTGGGTTGTATCGAACTCTCGCTCGTCTCGTTTTACTTCTCTTGAAATTGGCATATTACTTCTCCACCTTAAGGATTCCGCAGCCTAGACCTTTGCTGCTTAGTTGAATTTGACGACTCGCTTTCTTCGCCTGGTTGATTGAATCATACTTTTGAGAACCATCTGGTCCTTTTATCACGTATCTCCTACGAAAATATTCAGTTTTCATTATTTCGCCTCCGGTGGGTTCTCGCCCTTCTTGATTAAATTGTTACGGTACCACTTAACGTAACTCCGCTTTTTGTCGTCAAGCCAAAATGCTTCCTGAACCTGACTAAAGATCTCATCATCAGTTAACTTACCACCCATGATAAGACCTTGAAACATCTGAGCAGCAGAAGAATACTCGCCGTCCTTAGATTTCACCTTCTTGGCTGGTTTCTTAGCAGGAGGTTCTACAGGATTCTTCTTAACAACCAGCTTGGTTGGCTTCTCTGTCTTATCAACAGGTACTTTCTCCGTCTTCTTCTTCTTCTCTGTGTCATCAAACAGAGACTTCTTCTTGGATGTTGCCATTTCACGATCCTCCTTTGAGATAGTAGTGACCTGAGATAAAAAGTCTAACACTTCGTCACTGGCACCGAGAGCCAATGCGTAATTTAAATACAACTGACACCCTTTGTCAACAGGATAGTCAGGCATAACACTGTAACGGTGTTCAAATGAGCCAACTGAGGTTTCAGATACCTCAAACCCGGTATCCACGCACATTGGGATGTACTTTACCACTCCTTCATTCTTGTATACCATAAGACAGGTACGACCTTGGTGGTCGCGACATACAGCGAAATCACTTCCGCTTTCCTTTCTTTTTGACATGTTTAACCTCATTATCTAGTTCAAGAGCGATCATTGATAATTCTAGAAGTCCTTGGATCCAGACTCTAGATTCTTCGTACTGGAAAGGTCCTGCAGTTTGCCAGTGAAACCTTGCACCTTTATTGTCGCTAGTTACTAATCCACGACGACAGCCATCAATATAGAGTTGGAATCTCTTCTCATTGTCAACGCTCTCATCACGAATGTCTATTGTGTCTACATCACTTTGTGCCATCACACCTTCCTTTATATGGAGGCCAGCCTGGGCGATCTTCAGGTGGCAGATGTTTAAACTCTTCCCATTTAGCAGTCATCTTACAGTAGAGTTCATAGTCTACCTTGTCTGTAATCTCAGTATCTGAGAATACCCACAGTAGCCCGATGACGCACAGCGAAACTATTATAGATTTTGTCATGTGTCACGTCTTCCATAAGGAAAGGTCAAATAGTCTGGGTCAAGCTGTGCTAGTCTACGTTCAAAACTCTCATCCATTTCTTTGATTCTCTTAATCTACCAGTCTTTGCTGATGCCCATATCTTTCCAAGCCTTTACGCTTTGATCAGTTATTGGTGTTCCTGTGCTTATCACGCTGCACAAGTGCGTAATATCTTTCTCTTCACGCATAACAAGGCAATCAGCATCATTCGCTTCACTCATTCGGAACTCCTTTAAGTCGTCCTGTTATTGCGACGTTACGAGTCGCCATCAAACCACACGGTTGTCATAGAGGCAGGCGGGATAAATACACCAACACCATGAATCACCTCGCACCTGTAATCCGATTTAAAGTCACAACTCAAGAATTTCACGCCATTCCATACCCAAGGCACTACGCCTAGAAAAATTACAACCACAACCACAATCATCAACTCAACCAATGTAAAACCTTTTTGCTTCGTCATAATAATAATATCCTCTTAATTAAAATTACACGTAACAATGCGCTCATGCAGTTTCACTCGGACGCGCTTCATGAGCCGCATAGCTTTTGGTTACAACTCTTTCTCAAGTTCTTTGATTATTGCTTTTATACAGTTCTTACAGGGAGCAATTGAGCCACCAACAGATAAAGCAACGTGTTGTGCATCTTGGAATGCCCAAGATGCATTGAATTTTCTACCGCACCAGACTTCAGGAATTCCCAGCTGCTTCCCATCTTTATGCGTATATTTGATAACGTGTCTGCTCATTTAGCCCCCCCCCCCATTGAGTTACAACAAGTAAATTAAGTCGGACAACCCACCACTACGTCTGAAAACCATTCCTTATTTCCATTTTGCGCTCTGCTGCCTTTATAACTCTAATCTGCAAATCTGTCATAACTACTACGTCACACTAACAAGGCAAATCACGCGGAACTCATTCGGGCGGCGAAGCCGCCCGCATAGCTTGGCGTTAATGTGCGTGTCATCTAGTCCTCAAGCACATGAAGAACATTGGGGTCTTGCCGCGCTAGATCAAAGGCCGGAGGGAGTTGACCCTTACGACGTAGCTCGCAGCGATACCAAGCTGGGTAGCTCTTCTTCTCAGGTCCGAAACGTTCCTCTCCATACTCAGCTTGAAGAGCTGCGAAGATGGTAGGATTGTCTGCGCCCTCTAAGATCATATCACGACATAGACTGGAGATGGTGACACGCGGAGCTTTCTTAGCAGGCTTCTTCTCAGCTTTAGGTTTCTTCTCAGCTTTAGGCTTCTTCTCAGTTTTAGGCTTCTTCTCAGCTTTAGGCTTCTTCTCAGTTTTAGGCTTCTTCTCAACTTTAGGCTTCTTAAGATCAAGAAGATAATTCTCTGCCATTGCAATGTTACATGCGAATCTCCCATCTCCCATCTTATCGATGAAGAGACCGTAATCGCGTGAATTAATGCCCATATTACGAAGCAGCGCAGTGGCGGAGTCACGACGGGCGTAGAATTTAGTAGCATCATCTTGTTTAGTCATGTTTTAACCCTCAGCAAGGTTTTGTTAATTTGTGATCGTATAGAGATTATAGCGCGAGATCACTGAGTTGTAAACACCTAATTACACTTTATTTTATCTTTTTAAGTGCTTCAAACAGAGCATTCTGGCCCTTACGCTTCACCTTCAGAGCTGCCAGAACGACCTCATCTATGGTACCTTCAGCTATTATATGGTGTAAGAACACGCGCTTCCTAGTGTTACCCTGCCTAAGGACTCGGCGGTTGAACTGGTCATATAGTTCATAATCCCACGTTAGTGAGTGCCACGCCACGTGGTTGCAAGCACCTTGGAGGTTCAAACCGTGACCAGCAGACTGAGGATGGGCTAGTAATAAGGGAAGCTCACCGTTATTCCATCTGATTTCGATCTCTTTTGATCGTTTAACAGACACTCCGCCACCTATGTACGGAACATCCTTACCAAACCGCTTCTGAAGCCTGCCTAGATCATGCTTGAAGTCGTAGGCCACTAGAAGTGGAGAACCTTGCAGCTCTTCTAGTAGATCATCCAACACGTCTATCTTCGCCTCGTGGAGATCTACCCAGTCTCTATTGGTCGTAGGCAGCTTAATCAGTGCCTGGACCTCAGGATCAATATAGATTCCACCGTTCGCCACCTGTCTACATTTCATACTAGCCGTGGCCGCAGTCTTGGCTGTTACTACACCTTCGTCTAGTTTCGCTACCAAGTCTTCTTCCAACTCATTGTAGATCTTCATGACCTTATCAGGCAGTCTGACACTGATATTGTTCTCCACCACCTCTGGCATATCCAACAGATCATCTCCCATCCGCAAGGCGAGTGGGGCAAGGCGCTCATAAATCTCCTGGTCAGCACCTTCACGGATCGTCCAGCTGAACCCGTCGTAGCCTTGGTCGAAGTACTTCATTCTGTAATGGCTGATGTAAGGTCCTAACGTCCTGCCTTGATCAAGCATGTAACACTGGCCAAACAGATCCAGCAGACCATTAGAGGCAGGAGATCCTGTCAACCCCCAACGCCTGGAGAACGAGTTCAGAACCAACTTCATAGCCTTGAAGCGATTCGTCTGAGGATGTTTGAACTTAGATAGTTCATCGATGACTAGTGTATCAAAACCAAACTTATTCCATCGGCGCATATCTACTGTCACCTTGGTCTTACCAGACTTGGTCTTAGCCTTCTGAACGTCGAGAAGCCAGTCCAAACCCTCAGGGTTAATCACGTAGATGTCTGCCTCTTCCTCAAGCAGTTCGTTCTTCTTTGGTCCATGGAGCACGACTGTTTTCAAGCCTTTGAAGTCTATCCACTTCTCAATCTCTGCTGGCCATACAGAATGGCAAACACGTAGAGGAGCCACCAATAAAACCTTAGATAGAATCTTCTTCGCCTTCAGGAGTTTAATAGCGGCAAGAGTTATTGATGTTTTACCCAGCCCGGGATCTAAGAACAGTGCAGCGGCGCCGTGCTGCAGCAAGAATTTTACGGCTTTCTTTTGGTAGGCGTGTGGCTTCCAAGGCTTCGATGACTGCTTGAAAAGCGTCGATTGCATTGTCGTGTACCTCTACTTGGTATCCAAGATCTCGTAGTTGTTGGTGGATTTTATCTTGTTTAGGTCTAGGATCTTCTCCAGGACGTTTAAATTCTATAAGGAGAGGACGACCTCCAGGCATCCAGAATATTCGATCTGGATACCCTGTGTCTCCTAGTATTTTGAGCTTAGATCCCTCTATACCTAGGTTCTTCCAAACCAGGTTGCAGGCATCTAGCTCAATATCATTTTCAAGTTTGTTCACTTAAGTAGTTGCATCGCATGGAGAGCTTGAGATTTAGCATCGTCCAACGCATTGTGATAAGTACCTTCGCGTTTGAGGGACGGACCTTCGATCAAATTCTTCAGTGTGCGGTAGCAACGACCATTCCACGGAGACCATGGTACTTTACGACCAAGTGCATTATAGCAACACGCGAGAATCGCATTGTCGAAATCTGCACCATTACCCCAGATTTTTACCTGCTTCAATCCAACCTGATATAGGTAGTCGTTGAACTCGTTCAAAGATCTGGCCAATGGGATGGACTTATCTTTATCACCAGCCTCAATTAATACTTGGCGAGCTTCTTCAGATTGTTTCTCCCACCAATCCATGGTATCCTCGTTTATATGAAGTCCTTGGCTTATACAATCATCAGTATTGACAACGATATAGAACTCAGGTCCAAGCTCTCCGGTCTGTGCGTTGAACGCCACGGCGCCAATGGAGAGAACCACACATCCAGGAACGGTACCCAGAGTTTCTAGATCTACCATAACATCTGTGAAGATGGTTTGTTGCGTACGTTGAGGTTTCATTACAATTTTCCTTTTGGTGATTAAATAGATGAGTAAGAAGCAGAAGGCTAACCCTAACCACTCCATCAGAATTTACACTGGCCACCGCCAGCCATCTTGTTAGATTTCCTGAAGAAACACCAATGGCACTTGTTATTAGGGCGAGGTGCAAATGACTTATCCTTCATCATGGGCTGCACTCTCTTGTTCCAAAGCTTCTTGAGCTTAGGAATATCCTTTCGATTGAAGGTCAACTCTTTCTCATCGTCGGAACCTTCTTCTGGGTAGATAACACCGTGGTCCAGATAGACAAGGCGAGGCTTCACTACCTCAATGTGTTCATGAAGCAGCAGTGCCGCCAGAGCATAGAGTCCAAGTTGCTCGATGTACTCCTCATTCATCTCAGGACGGAACTTACCAGTCTTCCAGTCATTGACTATGAGGACGTCATCTGTACCTTCCTCATGCTCAGCGCAGTCCAACTTGATACGAACCCAACAACCAATCCAGTCGTTCCAAGAGGTTTCATCCCAATCCTTGGTGAAGGCCCATGTGTCTTCCACGACCATACCGTTGATCGCCTTCTTGTATTGCTTACGTAGCCGTTGAAATAGAGCTTTAAACTCCTTGAGTTCATTAGGTAGGCTCGTAATAGTTCCCTTGATATAAGCTTCCGCCTTATCATGGATCTTAGCACCACGATCCATTGCTGGATTAGGTGGCTCCTTGATTTTATCAATGAATTGAAGTTTCGCCTTCAGTGGGCATTGCTTATAACAGCTATACCGGCTGAAGGACCAAGCGGTTATTTGTTGGGGTTTTGATTTACTCACAATACTTCTCCTTTCTTGTCGTAGTCGATTAATTCATCCCAGTTAGTATCTGAGATAGCACCTTCTGAGAGCATTGGAACGTCAAACTCAATTGACTCCAACGCGTTTCTCATCACCTCCATCTCAGACTTTAAAATCTTCTTCGGGATGGAGGCCGTAACCTGATCGTGCACGTTCAGTACGATCTTCGAGTCAGGGTGCTTTGCTGCGTGGTACCTGATAATGGCTTCCTTAGTACAATCAGCGGCAGAACCTTGTATTAATACATTCACCATCTTGTAGTCAAAAGTTCTTAGTCTACCCTTAACTATCTCCGGTTCTTCACAGTAGTATTCGCGACCTCCCCATGTTCTAATGGGGATATTATTAACAGCCCTCATCTTCATGTCCTTGTACATATCCTTCAAACCAGGATACAGAGCTAGGATCGCTTTCTTCAGAGCTTCTGTCTCTTCAACTGACATGCCGTTCCGCTCTGCTAATGCGCCGACACCCATTCCGTAGATGATACCGAGATTGGTGTTCTTCACTGGTTTACGCTCGTAGTACTTGCCCATCTTAGCGAGCTCATCCTTGGCGTAGTCATGGAAGTCAATCCAAGGATCTTCAAGGTACTTATCAAGCAAGCTACCACCGTCGAAGTGTCCTAGTATCCTAGGCTCCTGCTGGGAGTAATCTCGATCGATGAAGATCTCACCTTTAAATGGAACTACGTACCCACGCACCTTGGGTAGGGCAGGTAGATCTTTGAACGGGCATGTTGGCAGGCCAGCTTTCAGTTTTCTGTCAGTCGTATCGTGCTTGAAGCACGGCTTGAACTCGTTAGGAATATTCTGGAAATTGGGGGTGGACGACAGACGACCAGTACGAGTTCCTGCATTGTCTGCTCCCTTAGGAGCTCTAACCTGATTCCAAGTGGTGAATATCAGCCCATTAGACTGCTCTGCAACCTTGAGCCATGGCACCATGAATGTACTGAGACAGGTTTTCAACTGAGATCTGTATTTAAGCACCGCGAGCAACTGCTTATCAGTAATAGCCACGAGCAAAGCATCTTTGTTTGTTTGATATTTACCAGTAGGAGTGAGTGGTGCTAGTTCTTCATCAACAAGCCCAGCCTCAAGCATCGCGTTGAATAGTTGCTGCCCACTGTTCAGGTTGATGTCAGCTGAGCACTTGAGCTTCTTGATGACCCAATCATCTAGCTTATCCTGCCACTCACTGTACATCTTAACATCTGAGCGGAGTCTATCCAAATCGACTGGTAAACCCTGACGCTCCATCTCAAGGAGGATCGGCATAAGGCGGCGCTCGCGGTCATAGGCAACGAGCATATCACGGTCTTTGGTCTTCTTCCAAAGCATATTAAACAGCGCATGAGTTCTGTCAGTATCACCGTTGCCATACTTAGCGGCAAGCTTCCCAGGAGCAAATGCAAGGTAGCGGCCGAAGTAGTGTTCAGACGACTTAGACTTACTGATCTTAACGCCAGGGATAGGTTGATTCTCTATGAGCCATTCACCGATCATGTCCTGCTCTTCTGCTTCCCACCCAAGCAACCGCTCTGATGATGGTTTCAGACTGAGTTCTTTCTGGTGTGGATCGTCTAAGAAAAGCAAAAACATGGTGTCATGTATTTTATCCCAGGATGGGACTTCTAAACCAAAGTGAGCTTCAGCAACGTCTACATCGAACTTGCCATTCTGAAACAGAATACCATCTTTACACTGATAAGCTTTCTCTAAGGCAGTAGCCGCTTCGGACCAGCAGCAGTTGTTCTCAGTAGGATGACCGAACGCGTAGTACTTAGACTTCTTCTCTCCGTACTTGATAGAGACACCAACAGGTAGCGGCGGATATTTAGGTCGTCCCTCTATTCCGAAGGTTTCGAAATCGACCGTGACTGGATTAGGTTGTTTCATTAGTAAATTCCGGCATTAGTATTGGCAATTCGTCTTCTTCCACTTCGATCTTCTTACGACACCTTTGGCAGATTGCGTAATACCCAAGATGCAGTAACCCTAGGCTGGCGCGTTGAACGCAGTCGTATTGCGAGTGTGTTAAGATGTGACCTTTGAAGAAGCAGACTAGGCGCTTCATACATCCGAGTCCTGATCAGTGACTGCATCTTCCTAACTCCCTACGTTCTCGGTCGGCACGTGCTTTGTTCAGGCGGCTGTGAATCCGCTTCATAAACTGCTGGCGTCTACGGTTGCTTCGTTCTTCGTCTAGCAACTTGTGACAGGTGGCTTCATCGGCATCTCGTATGAAGTCATTCAACTTGATCCAAGTTTCAAGGGCTGGGTGATTAACTTCTTTTTTAAACATATTTACCTCGTATATTAGGCTGGTAATACTCGCGCCATTTAACACCTACCGTTGCGACTGGTGCACATAAATCTTAGTTAGGCATCATGTGATTGCCTTTCGTGATCCTCGATTGATTTGGCTATGTACTCGCCAAGCCCAGTTGCTGCAAACAATGCTTCTAGCAATTCTTGCTTCGCCATTCGCTGCGCTTCTTTCTGCAAGATTTGCCATTTTTCATCGTCGTTCATTTCATCCTCCGTGCCTAACATTTGCGTCAACGCGGACGCTCCGCTTTGCTACGCGCCGGTGTTATGCCCCGTAGAGTCAGCTGCCACGGTACGGTACATCGGCATATAGTTGTCGCACTCGACGCCGCGTACTGAAATCGTGTAATCGAACATTGCCACGCTTTGCCAGTCGCTTGCTTTTGCCTGCACTCGATAGCAGTGCCCTGCGTTCGGGCAAAGTGTCTGGGAACACATTGTAATGTCAGCCATATCAATCCTTCCGTTGCATAACTGTGCCTTCAACTCGGACGCCTTAGGCGTCGGTTAAGGCGGCGTTAGCCGTCACAAGTCGGTAGTCGTAGTCATCAACGTACCCTGTTTCGTAGTCATGGCTTTCGTTGCACACCACCACTTCGTAAATTCCGTCTTCGACCTCGCTTAAATTCAAGATGCGCAGCAAAACCTCTTCCGCACCTATCGCGTTGGCGTCTTCGGAAAGGATGTTGAATCCTTCGCACTGGCGGCGCAAGAACGTCAGGCTTTTCTTCGTGTACAGCCCACGCTTGTCTGCCCATACCGTCGTCTTCACCCGCACCGTGCAACGGCTAACATTTACGCCAACCGGACCTTGCGCCATGAGCGTTTCGAGGTTCATTGTTCCTCCTGTGCTGGCGCAAGGCCGGTTACGTTATCATTAGTACTTACGGCCCTTACGATCCGGGGTTTTCTTCGCTGCTGGTTTATTGGCGGCGCGACTCTTCTTCGGAGCAGGTTCTTCCTCACCTAACTGATATGGGAAGTCGATAGTGCTCTGAGCTTCAGCGCGGCGATCCATGATGGCAGCCATGATCTCATCAGGCACCTTCTGAATCGGTTCAAATGTTACCTTGAACTGAGTCTTGGCATCCGGCACTACAGATACGCGCGTGATGATACCAAACGGAGGACGCTTGAGAGCACCAGCAACCTGCTTGACAAAGTTCGCGTAACCCTTAACAGAGGTCACAGGAAGTTTCATGAAACCCATAGTGGTAGATGAGTAGTGATCAAGCTCTCCGAAGAGTTCAAGATTACCATTACGGTCGAAGTTACCGGCAGGAATCATGGCGAGGCGGCGGGTGTTGCGACAAGCCTTACCCTTACCAGTATTGGCAGAACCCCACTCGTTATTCTCACAGTTCTTGCACAGGTCTTCAATCTGATTCTGACCGACTTCGCGCACAATGATATGAGGTTCAAGATCTGCTTCTTCAGAAGCGAGCGCGAAACACGTAGGACTTTGAGGTACGTCTGGGTCATAACGACCTTCATAGAAGACATTCTCAAAGATCGTATCTAAGATGATGACCGCCATCTCGTTGTTCGGTACGGGTGAATCCTGCCAGCTGAGCACTCCGCCCTTAACGGAGAAGAACTGACCTCCTCCAGTAGAGGATTCAGCTACAGCCGCTTGTTCAGCTGCTTTTGCTAGTTCTTCATCCCAAGTTGCAACTGCTTTAGACTTGGAAGTTGTTGCTTTATTTGTAGCCATGGTAATAATCTCCGGAAGATTATAGTTACTAGTCACTAGTTAATGCCCTGCAGGATTGGCGTCACCCACGCTCGGAGCCAAGCGATCAATCTCAGACGGAGTCTGCTTCTCCTCGATTAGTGTTAAACCTTATTCATTGAGATAGAAACAACGGTGAACTTCTCGATGCCAGGAATCTCTTTTCCAGACTCCCACATCTCAGTGATGGCCGCAACTGTAGGACGAAGCTTGTTCGCTAGATCAAACCGCTTAGTGCGATTAATGTACTTGCGGAATGCCTCTTCATCCTTCACCTGAGGCACGTCCTTTTTCACGACAGTGACTCGTGCCACTTTGCCGGCAACACCAGACGCTTCTGACTTGGGAAGCGTGTCTATGATGTGAGCCTTCAGTGCAGACTCCTCAGCAGCGATCTCATCCACGTCTTTCTGCAATGCTAGCCGCGCTTGCCGTAGTTCGTAGAGCTTATCGGCACAAACACCGATAGATTTAGGGAATTTAAAAGTATTCTTTGAAGTTTCCATAACGGTATCCTTAGCAAGTTGATTAATGTAGGGTCATTCTAACACGTCTAAACCTGGTTGTAAACACTTAGTTTTAGTTTAACGTAGCTCCTTGGGTCTGTATGTCGAGGACGGCAGAATCTATAACATGGCGAAGGTCTTCTCCCATCATAATCTTAGCAGCTCCGTCTACCCAGTATTGGCAAACCCATGTCCGTTCCCAACCGTCTGTGTTCAAGGAATCATAGGTCGCAATGCAAAGCCCGTAGTTTCCCAAGGCGTTCAACCGCTCGGAGTCAGTCATAAAAGGACCTTTAGTACGTAATCAGTCAAGACTTGGATTACAGTTGAGAGATGTAGTATTAGGCGGAAGGAGACCACTGCTCCAACAAGTAGTACTACCTCTGACCACTTCATACTGGATCACCAGGCATCGTGTTGTAACCAAGTTCATTCATAAAACACTGCTCTGTTATTCTAGCTAGGGCGACGCATTGGCTCATGCGCATACCGGCTTGGTACCAGGTGATGTTATACTCATCATCGTTGTCATCTAAGCAAATGACGAGTATCTTACTTCCCTTTTCCAAAGCGCCGACCTTTCCAATATCTTTTAATGCTCGGTTTAGACATTGCTCAGGAGATTGATGCCTAGCATCTTTAGTCTTATCAGACAAGCTGATTACGTTCTTCATCACATGTCTCTCCAGTCACGTAGCCCCAGGAACACAGGGAAGCGTGGCTTGTCTTTCACACCTGTGGGCTGGAACTTATACTTCACTGTCAAGCCAACGTACACGCTACGATTTATCCACATGTTCTTGCGCTGTTCGTGTGTAAACCCTGAACCAATGCTGAACTCAACACCTGTCTTCAGGTCTCTAACCTGTAAAGCACCAAGCAACTCCTTAGCAACCTTGCCCTCTTTCTTCGAGCTGCGTTCTGACTGACCAAGTTCGTTCTTCTCTGGATTGTTTGTGTTGTGCATGAACTGGTCAAACCCAATGATTGTAGCTTCTGAGTCCTCAAACCGTTTCAACTTCAGAAGGTAGCCTTGGTTCACAGTGCTTCGGCCATATTTGTATGGCTTCTGAGAATGTCGGATCATCACACCCTCGAACCCATCGTTTAAGCACTTATGTTCAAATGCGAGTAGTTCACCTTCGTTCTGAATAACTCGCTGCTCTACAAGCACAACATTAACCTTATTAGCCAGTGCCACAATCTGGTTGGCAATCTGAAACCGTTTAGCGTACGGCAGACTAGGTTTATCGAAGTAATCAAACACTAGGAAGACAAAACCTGGTTCACCTTCATGGCTCATGATAGCAGACGTCGTTTTCTGGAATACATCAGGATTGGTTGGCTTACCCACGATCAGCTCACCATCCAAGCCACTGAGTTTCTTAAGCCCAAGCTCTTTCTGTACGTGCTCATTTGGTATTAGCTTAAGGCTGCGACTCACGACTCGACCATCACAAATTAGACACCGCACACCATCAAGTTTTGGGCTGGCAAGAATCGGGTATGTTAACTTGCTCAGATCGGCCGCTACAGCTAGCATAGGTTTCATTTGTTTTGTCCTCTACCATTACACGCTTCGCATCGCATTTTTACAGTATTGAACCCATGCCCTCGGGCCACAGATCCAGATCCGTTACAATTCCCGCACTTTTTAGGCTTCTTGGAATACTCCAAAGCTTCCATGTACGCAGTGCGGAGCTCGTTAAACTTATCAGCATCTCCTCCCTTATCAGGATGGTTAAGATTAGCTAGTTCTCTCCAACGAATCTTCACCTCCTCAGGAGATGCCGTGGGCAGCAAGCCCAACAAGGTGAACGCCTTCATCCAAGCACCTCCTTCAGTGAAGGGTAGTGTTCAAGCAGAAGATCTCGGCAATCTTCAGCAATTTCGCGATGCTCTTTCTGAGTACCGCTACCCGTACGCAACTGAATGTAGTGAATCCAACTACGAACCGTGCCGCTCATATACAGACGAGACTCGGTCAAGCCTTCAGGAAGGACAGATCGAGCAACCTCCTTGGCGATACCCGCGTTCAAGGCTTGGTTGTACTGGTCGTGAGCATAGGTAGCCACTGACTGTTGAGCAGACGACCACCAAAGAGTTAGTTCGTCATCATCTATCTCAATACTACTTTGCCTGTTCTTTACATCTTGGAGTCGTGCTTCACGAATCACCGGAGCCGCTTGCACCTCAGCATACCGCTGGCTGAACTCTTGGAAGCTGAACGAGCGGTGGCGTAGGATTTGGCGGGCAATATCACGAGTCGTTACGATCTCGATCACAGCATGAGCCATCTCGAACGGAGACCAGTGTTGATTCTCCACCATGTACTCAAGCAGCTTATCAGACGTGCCGTGGTTCAGCTGATTTCTCGGATTAGAGACTCGTGCACAGTAAGCAATGAGTGCTTGAGCTGGGTTCCAGACATCTCCGCCTTCAGGACCATCAACAACGCCGACACCTAGCAACGGTTGTGTCAATGCAATTAAACGGACAGCCATCATACGTACCTCTTGAGTGAGTGAACGATCTGGCGGAAGATGAAGTCCTTGGCTTGCTGCTCCTTAGGCAGGTCATTAAACGGAACAATGCAAGGGTGGGTCTTCTGACCAGGATCTTTAACCTCTCCATATACCCACCCTTCATCAATCTTCTGCTTCATCCATGAGGCGTGGGAGATTTCAGGCCCATAATCTGCTGAGAAGTGTAACCTGACACCAAGCCTTGCGGAATCCTTCTGCCAATCTGGAGCGTCTCCCCACGATGGTTGAGATAAATCTCCAAGTGATTCACAATACGCTTTATTCACTTCATGGCAGACTCTGGCTATGAAGTCTACAGTCACATGGGACTTTTCGTTGCTGATTTCGCTCGTCACCTCCCTACGAACTTTCCTAAAGAATTGGTATTCAGGAAGTTCTACTTTCGCTTGGTCGTTCATGGTTAAACTCCTACAATTTCTTCAAGATCGTTAATAAGGTTGCGGATGTCACAGATCAGAGAACGACGAGACTCTTCAGATCTACCATACCGCTCGAGGATCCCGCTGGGTTTGTTCTCGACGTTTCCCCGATCTTCAATTGGGAAGGGCCCGACGAATTTCTCTTTAAGATTCACTAAGCGCATCTGTAAATCGTGCAACTCACAATTGTGCTGCTCAGATTGTTGCACAAAGGATTCAAGCGGAGCCATTACACAGCCGCGCACAGAGATAGCTGGTTCATTTGGGGGATCATACCGTTGAGAAGGTGCATTTACGTTATTCAGCCTGGATGTTCCTTTTATCCCGCCCATAATGTAACTCCACAGTTTTATTAAGGTTAAAAGAAAGCCCTCAGAGCTTCCACAGTGAGGGCTTGAGGATTAAGCAGCTTTGATCGCTGCTTTCAGATCCTTAAGGCAACCGGCAACGGCTTTCTTGCTGGTCTTGCACTTGTTTTCTTTGTTATCGGCAGCGATTTCGTCGATCAGTAAGCGGACACGCTTGGTCTCGGCTTTAGTGGCATTAGACTCAGCTTTCTCAACCAAGGCTGCTACCTTCGGATCTTCCAATAATTTCTTGCTCATGTTCATATCTCCACAGTTCAAAGTTAACTAGCCTCGGAATATCCCTCAGCTATATAAGATCCTAAACCGTTAGAAGGCAGTTGTAAACATGTGGTTTTAACTTATTTTTACCTACGTTTGTATAAAATCATCTCTCCTCAATACTTCTTCTGTTTCTGGTTGCCCAGCTGCTTCTGGTAGGCTTCCAAGTAATCTATTACCTGCTTCCCAGTTCGATCCATCCAAGTCTCGTGGTTCCTGATCGCGTAGTACCTGCCCTGAGATCCATCATTCAGACGAACTGGCTTCCCGTCGCAGACCTGCCTTATACCGGCACGAGAGAGCTCTCTTCCTAGTCCGTTCGCCGTAGTCTTCGTCTTACCTTCTGGGTCGTAGAAATCCATCAGCTCCTTGCTCGTCATCAGATCCTTATCTACCACCATCTTCCCAACCCTGAGCACTTGATCCGGAGTGGCCATGAGCTGACGTACCCATGATGCAAGGTCTGACCTGCCAACGTTTATCATCCGCTCTTTAGCAGTGGTACGGTAGGCCGGAGCTGCTGGATTGAAGGAACCAAGGTCTAAGTTCTGTAGATGGTAGAAGATCGCCTCGGCTCCTCCTGTATCCAGCCACAACTTATACTCCATGTAGAACTCTTCTTCGAGTGGGCCTACAATAACTTCATGGATGAAATTCCGCCGGTCATCATCCTCTAAGAAAAAGGAATCTGGGTGGTTGGCAGTGAAGTAATAGTTGATACAGTCTGGTACCACATAACTTCTGATGTGCTTCGGATTCAGGCGCAACTCCATCTGAGTGATCATCTTCTTTAAGAAGTCAGCATCCTGCCTCTTGTTGCTACCCGTTATATCATCTCCCATAACGAACTGCTTATTCTCAGCCCACTCATTGAACTTATTATGCAAGTCCATCTGGCTGAGCTCGGTAAAGTTCTGCCCGTAGATCTCTTTCATTGTGTAACCGATCAGTGACTTTCCAGTGCCATGCCTTATCCCATGGATCACCGCGCAGCTGAACATCTTTACACCTGGATATTGTAATGGGTATGCAAGCCACCTCATAAACCACTGAACCGCGTCTTTCTCAGCACCGGTGAAGATGTGATCTATCAATTTAAGGAACGGTTTCACATCTCCTTTCTTAGGCTCACACCCCCAGCCTGACCAAGTGTTATACATCTCATTGCGATAGGTGGGATCTCCTGGGCTGTATGTTACCTTCCTTGCCTCAAAGCGCAAAGGCCACTTCAACCACGCAGCCGATGCTGCGACCGGCTTATATGAAATACTGCCGTCGGCTTTAACTTGCCGTTCTTGATACTGGGCTGTAGATTCAAGGTGGTCTTTAAAAGCCCCCGGGCTGACTTTGTTCTCGACATCCCGCTGATCAATGATAAACCCTGGGTTTCTGACATAACAATACTTGTCATTATAATTCCAGAGGATCTGACTAAGTCCGAGAGGCTCTGCATTGGCGAGTAGGACTCTGAACATCTCGTTGGCTGACGGGCCAGCATGGACGAGAAAGTCATCAAGTCCAATTTTATCCAACCCCGGAAGAGATGGTAAGGTGACGAGAAAGGTAAACGCTCCGCGTCTCTGTAATTCATCGGCAAAATTCTTGAGAGCGGAACATACCATTGGATTCGTTTGATAATCGGAATCAAAACACAGATAGACGTTTCTTTTTCTCCACTCAATGGGATCTAATGATGGAAGCCACTCTATACCTAGGCGAGCACTTCGCCAATTGTAAACTCCGCCCAACCCTAAGGTGGGAAATCCTTCTTTACAAGCCTTCGCTGCTTTAAGTTCACCTTCTGTTATAATGAGCGGCTGCTCCACGTCATCACACAACTCTTCCCAACCATCGAAGTTCTTGGGGTAGTACGCACATGGGACAGTTTGAGGTTCTTGCACATATCTAACCGGCTTCTTGCTTGTCATAGCTTCAAAGCCTGACGGAGACTCTAAATACCTAAGCCGGTAGAATGGTTTTGATTTTGGCCAATCACAAAGAGAAGAGCCTTGGTGGTCGAAGTACTCTATTTTTAAAGAACATAGTTGTTTAAAAGAAGGGTGAAGATTTGACGTCTGAGCCGCAGAGAGCATAGACATGCCAAGTGACTTGGCATCGTTGAGATCTAATCCCGATGATTTAAGTTTCGCTTCACCAAGACCCTTCGCTTTGTGGTCGGTTGTCTTAACTTTCGTCGCCATGCGTATCTTCTATTTAAACCACACCATATCCCGCCCTCAGCAGCCGGGTACCTTCTCTTTATAGCCCCAGCCAAATAAAGAAGCAGCCTCGGGTGCGCCAACTTGCTGAGGGATGGTGGCATGGCGATATGCGACGAACGTCATGACAGACCCGAGGCTGCTACGAAGTATAGTACTCTACTCTAAGGCACTTGTATATTTGGTACGCGCAAATAGGTTAAATGCATTTATAATCAAGCACTTAGGCAAGATCTGATGCTTGCTACTCAGCTACATAATTACTACTGCTACTCAAATCCCTTATATCCTTCTCTCTCTCTTCTTCTTCTTCTTCTTCTTCTTCTTCTCTAATAGAAAAAGAGTAGTTATGTAGTATTGTAGCAGAATAACGTACAAACTATATGCAAATCAATAACTTACGTACGTCCACACGCGCTACACAATGCCACTTTGCTCTGTAGTTATGTGTAGTTTAATGAATACTCCTCCACAAGGATGTACAGTGGTTTACTTTTATGTTACTGCACGGCATAATGTACCCTGTAACCATTTACCACTTCCTATCGTGGAGACAACAGAGCGCATGGCGACACGAGGCCCAAAGAAAGAGTCGGAAAAGACCGAGCAGGAAAAGGCTGAGCGCAAGTTACGTTCACAAGTCCGCCAAGCAGCAGCCGAATCAGGTATGTTGCCACACGAGATACTACTCCAAGCAGCTCGTGGAGAGGTATTCAGGATCAAACAACTGAAAATCGTATACTACGGGTCAGGTCCAAACAAAGGAGAGGAGAAATCTCGCGAGTGGGTTGACGTAGACTACCACCCAAGCTACCAGGAACGTATTGACGCTGCCAAATCAGCTGCCCCATACTTCGCACCACGCCTCGCAACTCAGATAATGCAAATCGGCGACAAAACACCTGAAGCATTGGCTGAAGTGTTTAAACAACTTGCTGAGAAACTGCCGTCGTGAACGCCATCAATTCGCTGTACCAACGAGATCTCGATCGGTGGTACCCACTTATTGACCACCCTGTTCAGTATGACTTAATCAATGACAATGTTCGCTTCAAGGTAGTTCCAGCAGGAAGACGATCCGGCAAGACTGAACGCGCTAAGCGCCATGTAGCTAAGGTTGCTATGTCTACTAGTGCGCAGCCTTATTTCATCGCTGCTCCCACTCGGAACCAAGTCAAGCAGATCTACTGGAGTGATATGAAGCGGTTGTGCTTCACCTCAGTGCTTGGTGATAAGGCGATCAGTGAATCAGATTTGATGATCAAACTACCCAATGGTAGTACCATCACGCTCATCGGACTCGACCAACCACAACGCATCGAAGGTATTATCTGGGCAGGAGGTGTGATCGATGAAATCGCCGACATTAAAGAGAACGCTTGGGCAGAGAACATCTCGCCGGCTCTTGATACCTTTAATCCTCTTAATCCTGATTACCGTGCGTGGTGTTGGCTTATTGGTGTGCCAGATGGTCTCAACCATTATTATGAGATGGCCGAGTACGCTAGGACCTCAAATGATCCTGACTGGAAGCTTTATACGTGGCATTCTTCTGACATACTTCCTCCTGACGTTATTGCTGCTGCTAAGCGCCGTATGTCCAACAGACAATACAAGCAAGAGTATGAAGCCAGCTTTGAAACAGCCGCAGGTAAGATATATGAAGACTACAGCATCGACAATCAAACGAGCTCTACCATTAAGCCGCACGAACTACTCCATTGGTTCCACGATTTCAACTATACACCA